TTAACGCCTACCAACAACTTCGCTTCGTCTGCCGATAAACCTTCTAGCATTTGTATAAAAAGAGTTTCTTTTTTCACTTTAGTTAAGTTCATATCCGCACCGACTACAAAATGCCATAACCTTTTTGCTTCTTGGTCAAGGTAAGTGTGTTCAGTACCTAATGGTGCCTCGTTCTCAATGTACGGAGGAGTACCTGTTGGTAAGTCCCATTTGATTTTTGGGTCAAACGCACCTTTTAACACTTGTCTCATAGCAGGACTATCGTATTGTCTTAATACTTCAATCTTCCTTTGCTTGTCTTTGGCGTTATTAACTTTAGTAAAGATTTCGTGGAATGTCAGCACCATTGAAGACGCTGTAGCTGCCGCTTGTTTAAGGGCAGGATTTAATATACTTTTATTTTCAGCCATTTCATTTCCTCTTATATTGCAATATTAAAAATCATTAATGTTTTCAATTAGTGATTTCAGTTTATAATTCATAAAATACGGTAATAGTTTGGACCTACTAGGTACTTTACAATTCTTATAGCTATTTATAATAGATTTTTCTAGTGATTTTGGTATCATAGTAAAGTCTATTAATTTCTTATTCCTATTATAATATTTCTTGGTCTCACTACCCAAAGGTATATCATCAACCTGTGCCCACTCTTCTAATTTCTTCTTCGTTATAGGGTTTTGTTTCTTCTTCGTTGCAAATACATCATCGGCAGACAAGATGTTAGGAACACCATCACTTCGGTCACCTTTGATTATTTGTTCGTGTAAATATCTTCTAGGATTATCTTCTTTAACCATAATCTTCTGAATAGGAGAAAACTGAAACACATTTTTAAACTTCTGTAATTGTTTAAAATCCTTATCACCCGATATAATAAGGTACTTTTTCTCCTCTTGTAGACCTACAATCACAGCAATTATATCATCTGCTTCTGCGTTGTCTACTGCAACTACTTTGTAAGGTAAGTTATCAGCAATCTCATCTTTAACTTCTAAAATGATTTTGAACATTAAGTCCCAATCACTTTTGCTTTCTTCTCTACCTTGTCTTCTACTCCATTTGTAATTAGGAAAATAATCTCGTCTCCAAGGGTCAGCACTATCACAAGCAAGTACTAAATTATCTCTACCGTATTCATTACCAAACTTTCTAACATAACCTCTTAATGAATTACAACACATATGCCTAACCATTTCTTTATTAACAACACCTACTTTAGTACCTTTCCAACTTTTCATTGTAAGTTGTGCCATAATATTGCTAATCAATACTTGGTGCATATCTACGATAATCATTATTTACCTAATTTATCTTTTCGTCCTAGTGGAAGTTTTTGCCATTTGGTCATTTCAGTACCTTTCTTAGCAACCCACTCCATATAAACTATACTTTGTTTTACTTTGTTCTGAAAAGATTTAACTGCCTTTTTAAATCCAGATGATTCTATTTCTTCTACTTCTCCATCATCTTTCCAGAATTTAAATATTCTCATCTTCGCCATTATAATGTTCCTTGTAAATAATTTAATATCAATGATAAAGCAATTAAAACTCCTGCAATACCACCAATTCCTAATATGTATTTAATAATCGTATTTTTTATCTTTGTCATTATTTTATATCCGTTCTTACTATATGTTTTCTTAATTCTTTTACAAAAAACTCTATCTTGTCTATGTATTCAATTAAACTTTTATCTGTAATATATCTTGTCTTCTCTTTTAATTGGTCATATTCTTTTATTGAAATCTGAACCATTGGAGATAAATCTCTACTACCTTCGTTCTCTAATGTAGCGTCTAAACCTCTTTGTTTGTCATCACTATCCGTCATAAAATTTCCTTATTAGTTATTGAGGAAGAGTAGGGCGAAGTCCACGCTAGCTTTCTTCGCCCTTACAAGCAAACTAATGTTGCCTTCCTCACCTTTAGGTACTATGCTCTATTTGCGTAAGAGTAATCTGTACCGTAAAGTTTTTTAATACCAGCAGCTATAATAGCTCTAGTAGGAGTTCCAATTCTATATGAAGTACCTTTAACACCTTTGTTAATGTATATCATATGTCCTTGTTCTCTTAATTTGTCAACCATAGCTCTTGGTGACATAAGGTCAAATCTTGTCCTTAATGTTTTCCAAGATACTGGTTCACCTTTTGACAAAAGGTTTAACACCTTTTGCGTTTTAGATAATTTGGTTCTAGCCATTCTATCTTCTCCTTTATTAAATAAAAATTTAAACATAATTGTTCAAACCTCCTTTTTATTTGTTGTGGCAAATCGCATTATAATGGTTTCCCACAAGCAAATTCTTTTATGCGTTCTCTGGACCTTCGTCATCATCAGGACCTAATGGTACTGGTGGTATGTTATTGTTATCAAATTCAGGTCCGTCTTTAAAATCAAAGTCTTCCGTAAATTGAAAGAAACCGTGATTACGATTATTTAAATCGTCTGAAATATCTTTATTAATTGGTTTTGTAGTTTTACTTGTCTCATCACTTATATTACTATATTCTATTCTAGCAGTCACCACACCAGCAGGATTCATACGCAACTTAACAGAAGCATCCACAACTTTTTGTATAGGGTGTACCATATTAAATTGTCTGTATAATAATCCTCTAATTGAGTCCATAGATAATGCTAAATCTTTTGTAAATACATCTTGTTTTGTATCTAATCCCATACCAACAAATCGTCTAACTAAATCTAATCCAATCTCATCTGTAGCAGTTTCTACAAATTTAGCGGCCTGATATGCTCTCATCTTTTTAGCTGCCGTAGGGTCAGTAGGTTTAGGTGGTCGTTTTATTTTATTCTCTGGAAATAAAACAACATTTTTAAACGCATTTTTTGGTTTATCTTTCTTATCGTCTTTATCGTCTGTCATTATATTCCTCTAGTCCACACTTCACACACGCACCAAATTTTGGTTTATGTACCGTATTATCTCCACATTTGGAACAAAATATAAATTCTCCTTCTTCCTGAAAATTTACACTTCCAAAAACTCTTTTGTTTTCTACTTCGTTCATTACTTGATGTTGCCTTTGAAATCTACTAAACCTTCATTATTGTAGTGTTCAATTAACTGATTATATCCACCAATCAGTTTTCCATCTATCTTTATCTGTGGCATTGACCTGACTTTTTTACCTATGTCTTTTATCATATCGTCCACACTATCAAATTCTTCTAACTTCTTCTCAACAAAAGTGAGACCAAGTCCCTTTAGAAGGGACTTCGCCTTCACGCAATAAACACAATTGTTTTTTGAATAAACAATTATCTTATTATCCATCGTTCTTTTTTTCATTACTTGTACTCTCCACATCTTCAAATGCTTCAAGTGCTTTTAGTTTAATTTTATGACTATCAACTACTTCTGCAATTGTGTAATCATACATCTTATTAAACTCACCTAGAGGTAATCTTAAACCAATCCACGCTCTATAATAACCTTTTTTCGTTCTGGTTACTTCCTGAGCAAAGATTTCATATCCTCTAACAGGTGTATTTGAAATAACATTAACTAAAGCAGTTTCAACATCTTCAACTACCGTTTTCTGGTTTGTTTTTCCAATCTCGGTAACGAATATTTTTGCTTTCTTATTCATTTCACCTGCAACTATATCAGCCATTTCAGCTTTTGCAATTAGTTTTGCTTTCTCAATTGCAAGTTCTAAAGATGGAGATACAGAAGTTCCGACACCATAGATACAGACTTTATCGTCATCTTCACTTTTAACGATTGGCTTATTCGCCCACATTGAAATATCGCAATGTTTCTTTTCGTCAAAGTTAGCCATATACCATTGTGGCACCTCGGTAACTATTTTATCACTCTCCTGTTTGATTTTGTACTTTGTAGAAGAGCAATTTGTAAGTAATACTGCAAATAGCAATACACCTACGGTCTTCCATATTGATTTATACATTGTTTTTCACACTCCTTATTACATTATATAATAAATCGCTAAGTTTGTCAATAAGCTGATTGTCTTCTACATAGACAGCGACTTCGTTAAAAGTCATACCAGTTAACAACATAGCAAGGAGTCCAAGTATAATTAGATTTTTCGTCATATTATCTTTTCTCCCATTTACCTTCTGTCGTTAAACACGCCGTTCCGAAGGTCTTAAAAGCGTGTGAAGGTTGAGAATACAACCTACAATATTCTGGTGCATTCAAATCTTTGTAATAGAAGGCAGCAAATAGTTCCCAATAACCTGGTTTCTTTGCTTTCTCTAACTCAATTTGTTTTTCCAGTTCTGCAATTTTTTCCTTGTCTGTTTTACCGTGTTCGGTATCAGCACACTCCATAATTTCTTCCTTGATTATATCTCCATTATCAAGTTCTCTTATAACAATCTTAATAAAACACCATTGACCGTCTCTTTCAAATCTCTCTAGTGTAGTTTCTTTTAAAATCTTTTTCTTCTCGTTCTCACTTAATAGTTTTAATTTCGCCTGTACCTTTTCGTGTACTTCATTAACATAAATGACATCAACAGGTGCCGAATTAACTTGCATAATTTCACCTTCTTCGGGTTTAACTTTTTTCATAACCCAAGTAGGTTCATTTGCCCCAGCGGTAATCGCCAGTAAAGACATAAACATCAAAAATATTGTTATGTATATTATAGTTCTCGGATTCATCTTTTCTCCACCCAACGACCATCTGGCATTTGGCAAACGGTTCCAAATCTCGTATCAACATATTGATTTCCAATACCAACTACTGGCCAGTTTGATTTAATATTAAAATTACTTTCATACTCTTTGCATATTAATGGACCTTGTACATAACTTCTATTAATCTTAATCGTTCCATTATTTCCTGACTTCGTACTATACCAATTAGTATAACTAGCACTTGAAGGACCGTTATTCAAATGGTCAACAAATACTGCCTGGTGTAAATCGTAATCACTATTATACATTATATCTGCACCAACAAAGGCACCTACTACTGCACAACCAGCGGCGATATATGGGTCTGTCCCAATAAGTTCAATACACGCACCAGCACCAGTAGCACCACCTAGGACAACTCCTAAATGACTTCTAGTAAATTTGTAATTTGGTGTTTCTTCACTAACATTAACATTAACTTGTTTTGTACTACTACAAGCAGTTAATAAACTAATTAATAAAATCAAAATTATTCTGTCTAATTTCATCACAAACTTTCTTTTGGTTTTCACTTAATATTACAGCAAAATCGTTTTGTGTATTATCAACAACAAATCTTTCTGCCATTCTTGTATCTGTCCACCAAACCTGTGCCCTAGCGGATACAGGTCTGATTAGAAAAGTACCATCGTTGGCACTAGTTAATTGAAAATCCATTAGTTCTTAACTCCAAATAACGATTTCAATTGTGCCCAATTCTCGGCAGTTTGAGTCTTCATTTCTGCCCAAGATTCTTTTTGATAAGCTTTTGTTTTTTCAACTTCACTTGTCAAAAAATTTGATACATCTGACGGAATATTAAAAACTGCTGTTTTAACTTCTGTAAATGTATAAGTCTTTTGTTCTTCTGCAATTACATTACTCATCATAACTCCAAGTAATATTACACATAATATAAGTATCTTATTCATAACTATATTTTCTTTCCCATTGTTTTAAAATCGGCTTTATCAACTATCTGATAATTGCCTTTGTTATATGCAACGCCAATTGTCTTGCCTTCAGGAAGTACTACTTTTGGCATTGCTTTTTTAGTAGCATATCCTGGTATTCTATCACTTGTTGGTATAGAATTTCTGTTATCTGAATTATAATCAGGTAGAGGAAAACCTGTAAGTTTATCTCTATCTAATTTACCGTATTTACCCATTAGCTTTTTCTTCCTTTTCAGGTCCATATTGGTCTATTTCGTGTTGTTGTTGTTCTGCATAAGTTCTACCAAATACCGTTTTATAAAAATGGTCTCTAGGATTTGGACTTGACCACGCAAAGATTAAATTATCAAATTGTTTTTGTGTAATCCCAATTTGTCTCATAGCACTAGGATGTTCTTTTTTAAGAGATTTCATTTCTTTTAAAAACTTAATACGATTGTCGTATTTCTCTTTCTTACCTTTTTGGTCTTTGATGGTAGCCGTTTTAAACTCACTAAACATCATTTCTTTTGTATATGTAAATGTCATATTATTGCACCTCTCTCATTGTTATTACTATAATACTATAAAACCCTTATATTGTCAATAAGCGGATTTATCGCATATTTACACCCTTTTTTACTCATTTTGACCGTCATAGGGCGGTGTATAGGGCGATTTCCACCACCTTGCGATACTTGTATCACCCTAAATATACTACTTTTAGTTGTATTTCTCATTATCTAATAGGGTCGTTTGCAAGTTCTCCGACAGGCATTTTACTATCATACTCTTTTTTCATAGTCTTTTCAAATAAATCTAGTTCATCTTCTTTCTTTGATTTCCAAGTTCTCAAATCATCTAAAACATCATCAATAGCTGATTTCAGTTTATCTGTATCATTTGAACATTTGGCATTATCAAGTTTATCAATAGCTTTATCTAAATTATCAATTGCTTCAATTGTCTCAATCATATTGTCCTCCTTAAAAAATCTTTATCATAATTATTGTTTGCATAACTAACAATATAATTGGAAGTATTGTTCTTACCAATTCTAATTTGTGGTTATGTTTATCTAATTCTCTTTCTAACCAATCTCTCTTATGTACTTCAATATTGTGTTTCTTTTTAAATTGTAGTTCATCGTACCATTTAAATAATATTTGTTTTGCTTTATTAAAATCACTAGTACCTGAAGATTTAACAATATCACTACCTTGAATATAAGTACGACCAACCCAATTATCTGACTTGATTTTACCATTGTACTTATCAGTTCTTACATAAATGTGTAGTTTGCCGTCTTTAAAATGTTTTAATCTTCTATTCATCCAAAAACTCCTCCTGCACCTAATAATATTAATATTAACATACTTGGAATAACTATACTCAAAGGCCAAAATTCTAGTAATTGTCTCCAAGCAGTTTTCTTTTGTTTCATTTGTTTTTTTAAATCTCTTTTAATTTCCATAAGTAAATCGTGTAAAGGTTCACCTTTTTGATATGATGGAAAACCTAAATCTCTTTGTATTCTAACTATATTCATTGCTTCTAATATAGTTTTCTTTTTTAGTTCTACTTGTACTCTATCCATTTTACCTTTCCTGATACTTTTATTTGTTCTGGTATGTTTTCTTTCCAAGTTGGTTTTTTAAACATACTATTTGCGTCACCTGATTTAAAATCTTTCTTATGTGATATTGTAATATGGGCAGGTCCTTTATCTAATCTTTTTAATTTCTGATATGCTGACATATACTTACTATGTTTATGTGACCAATATGTTTCTTTCAAATACATTTCGTCTACCCAATATGCTTCTATACTTTCGTTACCTCTTATTTGATTAACAAACGCATCCACTTTTCTATCAACTAATGGCGCCAATTTCACAAACTTCTTACTATCTGGTTTATAAGCAAGTGTGATATGGTCGCCATTAACAACATCAAAGGTAGCATTTAATTTCATTTCTTTTTGAGATTGTTTATCTAGTACAACTGCAAAATATCCGTTCATATTCATTTAACACTTTTCGCCATAAGTTCTTTATTATTTACAAATACTCTAATCAATCTGGATACTTCAACTTCCTCGTCTTTTAAAGTTTTAGGATTTGTAAAATATACTTTACACTCATTGACTTTAAGCATTGCCTTATTCTCATCAACTACAACTGCGTTGTCTGTATTCTTTCTCCAATCGTGTGGTGAATAATCTGATTTTGTCATTATTTACCTATTTGACTTTCTGCTTCTAAATTTAAAGCAATATCAACATCTGATTCTTCTTTAGTACCTGTATCAACTAATTTGATTTTTGTTAATTGATGTGGCTCGTCTTCGTCTGCCCAAGTATCAATGTGTATATCTTCGTTCTCAACTGCTTCTTCAAGCGTTTGACTAAAACTATCATCATCATATTTTACTTTACCAATAAACTTGGTATCATCTGTTTCAGTATAGTTAGCGTCAACCATATAGGTCTCAACTCCATCTTTAGTATCAGTAATATCTTTTGTGATTTTAGAATAATTTACTCCACACTCACTAAACTTATTATCTGCCTCGTCTTTATCTTTAGCAATTACATCTTGCTCAACGCAAAGTGTGTAATAAGTTTTCTTTCTGTATAGGTTTTTACCTACATCATCTTTATTAAACCAAACATCTGTATCAACTTTTTTCATAATATAATCCTCCTTAATTTAAATAAATGTTCTTTAATTGTTTAACTAACTCTCTACCGTAATCGGTAAATAAAAATCCTTTTTCCCAAACAAAGTGTTCATAATCTTGTATGTGGGTTAGTCCTAAATCTTTAGTCAACCATCTTAATGCTTCTTTCTCATCTTTTGCACCAGCTTTGATTGTCTTATTAATCAGGTCTTTAAATTCTGTAATAGCTTGTTCTTCAGCTTTCTTTTCTTCTTTAATATTTTCATCTGCGATAACAGACATTTCATCTGTTAATTTTTCAATTTCTTCAATAGACATTTTGTCATAATTAAAACTTCTAGCATATGATTTACTATACGCACTAGAAGTCACCTCATAACAAGTTTGAATTGCAAGGTACTTGTCTAGGTCTTTTGGTGTATGTACACCATATTCTTTCCAATGATTTAAGTCTTCAACTAACTTACCACCGAATCTATTTTTAGGGTCTTCGTCAATCCACTTCTGCGTCTTAGCGTTCATATCTCTAATGTGTTTAACTAATGCGTTCATTTATGATAGTACCTTTCTCAATAGTATTATTGTTGTCATCATTATTATCATCAATATAAAAAAACTTGTAATCATTATTTTCCTCTATTGTTGTCAATTACTTCGTCAACATTGTGTTCGTCAATACCTGTAAGTTCAACATTATCAACTGCAAGTATTTTGTTTTTAGCAACCGTTGAATTATATTTACCATTATTCATATCGTCAATTATATTATCAACTTTTTTTTCTGCATTATCCCAAGCCATTGTTTTTACTTTTGCCATAGTGTTTTACCTCTTTTTGTTAGTGTGTTATTGTTTAAAATCATACTCATATTCTATCAGTTTTGACTATCATTGTCAAGCAAATAATTCTTAAATGTTCTCATTTTGTTCTTATCCAAATAGACCATAATTTATTGATAAACCAATCAAAGATACAATAGTTATTACAAGATTTGTAGTGATTATAGATAGTCTATTCCACATAAATCCTACTAAAACCCAAGTCAGACCACCGAATATCATTACAATAGGTCCTAAAGGGTAGTATCCTAGAGAGTTTATGCCAACTCCAATAATCAATATTGAAGTTCCTAACCATTCTAGTATTTGGGTATTTGTGTTATTATTAATCATATGTACATAATACCACGATTCCAGTACTATGTCAAGCACTTTTTTGATTAATTTTCGTTGATTTTAAAGGGTTTTTGGGAGATTTTGGGCTAAAACCAGTTAAAAATAGCCCGAATTGCCAGAATCACATACATTAATTCCATCAAAGTACGAGGAATATCTCTATCTTCTATTCCTTTCAGTACCCATATCGCACAACTCATAGATGTAATAGACCAACCAATCCATTGAGTATCTGGTTGGGCATTACTTAAAATATAGACACCAATAATAGCTAGGGTAAAACCTAACCATCTAATTTTGCTTTGCCTTTGTAGTTTCATATCCACACCTCGCTATGAAAAAACTATCTACTATATCGGTAACAGGATTATTGAGTGTAGTTTGGTCACACGCTTCCATCATATTAACTCCTGTTTCCTCATAAAATTTATCATACATCTTTTCCTTATCTGCATTACCTTTACCTGTTGCCAGTTTCTTAATTACAGATGGAACCAATGTCTCAAATTTTATACCTTTTTTATATAGTTTATGTTTTAAAAGTCCTGTATTTTCTGCTAAATTAAATACTCTTCCTTTACTTCCAAAAGAGTAGTCTTCAATATAAACCATAGGGTTTACGGTACTTCCTATTACCGTATCAAATACCCATTCTGATATATTATCGTGTCTTTCTTGTTGTGTATTCCAATCAGGAAAATAGTCACCTTGTATTTGACCATCTAAAAATAAACCTTCATATTTTTTTACACCTGTTAGATAGTAGAATCTGCAATTATCTAAACCTGCATTATCGCCATTAAAACCACCATCTACTACACAACAACAAGGACAAGTTAAACTATAATCAATTCCAATTATCTTCATCATCTTCCTCACTTGAAATCGTTTCAGTTTCGTCATCTTTATCTAATGCACCACCACAGAAAGGACAAGTCCAAGGTTCTAAATCTACCTCTTCCCAAATTATTGTAAAACTTTCTTCACAATGAGGACATTGTGTCTTTCTTTTCTGTGCCATTATCTTATAATTTAAATTTCTTAAATTGGTCTTTCTCTACATCTTGTTTTATACCACCGATAACATAACTTTCTATTTCTGTTTCCTGTGGTGCGTTTTGTAATCCACGACTATTAAACCAATGTTCAGTCCAAGGCAATGGGTTTGTATTAGATATATCGTATCGTGGTTTCATACCAATTGCTTTTAATCTTTTGTTAGCAGTCCATTCAACATAGTTATGTAAAAGTTTTTCTGATAAACCTATCATACTACCTTTACTGAATAGATATGTTGCCCAACGCTTCTCTTCTGCAACTGCGTCATCATATAATTTAGCAACATACTTTTCATTATTCTTAATAACTTTGTCCATTACTTTATCTTTTTCAGGACCTCTATAGTTATTAATTATTCTTTGTGATACTGCTAAATGCTGACTTTCGTCCCTTGATATAAATGATATAATCTTTGCACTACCTTCCATTAGTTTTAATTCACCAAAAGCGAAACTACAAGCAAAGGAAACATAAAATCTTAATCCTTCAAGTATGTTTACCGTTACCAAAGTTCGCCAAAGTTTCTCTTTTAAATCGTATTCATCAACTTTAGATTTATCTAATGACCACTTATTACCTAATTGTATAAGTTCATCATAATGTTGAGTTACCGATTTACTTCTTCTCTCTATCTTCTCGTCTTCTATTATAGTATCAAAAACTTCTGAAGGATTACTATATAAATTTTTGATAATATATGTATAACTTCTACTATGTATAGTTTCAAAAAAATCCCAAGCAACTATACAACCTTCTAATTCTGGTAGTGATACAAATGGTAAAAATGCCAAACACGGACCTCTACCTTGTACACTATCTAACATAGTTTGATATTTTAAATTACTAGTAAATATAAACTTCTGTTCTTCTCTTAATATCGCCCAATCTGACCTATCTTTTTGTAAAGATACTTCTTCTGGTCTCCAAAAGAAACCTAATTGTTGTTGTGTCAATTTATCAAAGATAGGATATTTCATATCGTCATATCTTTGTACTGCTAAATCTTCACCAAAAAACATAGGTTGTTTTGTAAAGTCTAAACCTTTTCCTTTATTAAAAACGGTACTCGTCATCTTCTTATTTGATTTCAACCTTTCCACCTGCTGCTGTAAGTTCTTTAGAAATCTTTTCTGCTTCTTCTGGTTCTAAATCCGTTTTAACCTCTACTTTTTCACTTGCTGATTTTTCAACAAAATTCTTTGCTTCTAATAATCCTAAATCTAGTATAGGTCTTATAGTCTTAATAACCATAATCTTCTTACTATCTTCAAAACCAATTAGATATACATTTTTCGTAGCTTTTGCTTCTTCTACAACTGGAGAAGCACTAGGTTGTATATTACTTGCTTGAATACCCCATTTCTCTTCCATCATCTTTGCCATATCGGCTGCTTCTTGCATAGTAAGATTACCTATTTGTTCTACTAATGCGTCTAACTTATCACTCATCTTTTACCTTTTCTCCTTTATAAAAATAATCATCACTATCGCCATATCTCCATTGTTCTTCTTGTTCGCAATAGTAATATCTCCCACATACCTTAAAGTCAGGTTTTTTTAACTCTTTTGGAGTAAGAGATTGTTCGTACCAAAGCATTCTATTATTTGGTTGAGCAAAGTATTGCCCGTTTTCTAACTTACCAAAATTAAATTGTTTGTGTTCGGTTGGTACCTCCGACACTCCAGTATTTATTGTGTTTGGATCCGAGTGGACTGAATCGATAGTAAATAGATATTCACCTTTCATTTCTCCTTTATCTGGTATCCATATTTTAACATTACAATTCTTTAATAAACTCTTTTCCCATATTTGAATATGATAACTAAAAGCATCCCAAAGTTCTAATTGATTAAGATTTAATTGTTCACTATTAATTATATTCTTTCTCCACACTAACGCACTTATTGGAAACTTATCAAAACAAGCACCATATTCAGGTAAGTATGCTTCAAACATCAATGCCTTACCTCTCATTGATTTAACTGCTATTAATACTGCTTCTATATATTCGCCGTGTCCTCTTTCTAAATCGTGGACATATTCTTTTTTTATAAAACAACGAATATGTGGTATGTTCGCAACAAAATTCATACACTCTCTTTCTTATATATTACACGCTTCGCATTCCTCTTCCGACAATTCTTCTTTTTGTGGAACCTTTATTTCCTCTTTAGTATCTAGTAATATATTTGGTTGTTGATTTGGTTGTAGATTTACACTACCTATTTCTGCTTCTTCATAAGTCAATGGGTGCATTGGCTCATCTTCAACTTTACCGTCATATGTATTCTGATAATAAGATGTCTTCCACCCATACTTATAAGTCGTTAATAAATCACCTGCCATTGTAGATACTGGCACTTGATTATCTTCGTAATTTTCAGGATTGAAAGACCAATTACCAGATATAGCTTGGTCAAAATACTTCTGCATTACTGACACTACATTTATATATCCTTCATTGTCTTTCATATCCCATAACAATGTATAGTTATTTTTTAATCTTGTATAATCAGGCACAACTTGTTTTAATGTACCTTTCTTACTTTTCTTAACACTTAAAAAACCTCTAGGTGGTTCAATGCCGTTTGTAGCATTGGAAACCACACTAGAAGATTCAGAAGGCATTTGAGCCGAGAGAGTGCTATGTCGGAGCCCATACTTTTTTATATCGTTCCGTAATTCTTCCCAATCAAAGCTGAGTTTACGATTTACAATCTCATCAACTTCTTTCTTGTAAGTATCTATCGGAAGGATACCGTCTGAATATTTTGTCCTGTCAAAGTAATCACACTTTGTTTTCTCTTTTGCAAGTTCATTACTTGCACATAACAGGTAATACTGGAATGCTTCTGTAAGTTTATCTACTTCTTTCCACGCCATCTTTTGGTCATAAGTATAACCTTTCTTAGCAAGATAGTGTGCTAGACCAATATATCCAACTCCTAAACTTCTTCTAGCTTTAGTAGATATTTCAGCTGCCTTAACTGGATACTTTTGATGGTCTATAATTTCGTCTAATGCTCTTACTGATAAATCACATAGTTCTTCTAAATCGTCTAGTGATTTTAAAAGACCAACATTGATTGCACTTAAAATACATAATGCAATTTCACCTTTGCCATCTATGTGATGTATAGGGTCTGTTGGTAAAGTAATTTCTTGGCATAGATTTGACATATTAACTTTGTCTTTAAAAGAGGAGTGTGAGTTTGCGTGGTCTATATTCATAATGTATATACGACCTGTTTCTGCTCTTTCTTTTAATAAGTCCATAAACAATCTTTGTGCCGATACTTTCTTTCTATATACCGATGTATCTTTTTCATATTTTAAATACATTTCATCAAAAGCGTCTGTACCAAAAGCGTCATATAGACCAGGTACTTCGTGTGGACTAAACAAAGTTATATCTTCGTCATTAATAAATCTTTCGTAAAATAGTTTTGATAACTGAATTGAATAATCTAATTTTCTAACTCTATTATCATCACTACCTTTATTATTTTTTAAAACTAATATATCTTCTATCTCTTTATGCCATATAGGAAAGTGTACCGTTGCACAACCACCTCGTACACCGTTTTGTGTACAACTCTTAACGGTTGCTTCAAATTTCTTTAAGAAAGGTATAACACCTGTGTGTTGCACTTCTCCACCTCTTATTTTAGAGTTAATACCTCTTATACGACCCATATTAAGACCTATACCTGCTCTTTGTGCTGTATAGTATCCAACTGCCATATCACTTGAAAAAATAGATTGTAGAGTATCAGCAACATCTACTAATACACAACTAGCATATTGTTTAATTGGAGTTCTAACACCTGCCATAACAGGAGTAGGAATATTAATTTTAAATGTTGAGATTGCGTTATAATATTTTTTAACATAAGTTAATCTTTTATTTTTTGGATATTGAGCAAATATTGTAGCGGCAATCATCATATACATCTGTTGTGGAGTTTCGTGGATAGTTCCATTACTTCTATCTTGTACAAGATATTTGTCCATCACTTGTCTTAAACCAGCATATGTAAATGAATAATCTCTATCGTGTGCCAACATAGCATTCATACGGTCAAAATCTGCTTCATCGTACCATTTTAAAATATCTTTATCATATACTCCAAGTTCAACACATTTCTTTGTGTGTTTAAATAAATGTGGATGGTCCCACAATCTTCTGTTAATAGATTTTCTTAAACTATAAAGTAATAGTCTAGCAGCTACATATTGGTAATTTGGATTTTCTAATGAGATTAAATCTGAAGCAGACTTAATTAAGATTTGTTGAATTTGGTCTGTCGGTATGTTATCATAAAATTGTAAATCACTATTCATTTCTACCTGTGAAGATGACACACCTTTAATGTCTTCACAAGCATACTCAACCATATCGTGGATTTTATCTACATTTATTTCTTCTCGTCCACGACCATTTCTTTTTATAACAAATATCTTCTTGCCTTCTTCACCCATAATTTTTCCTTTATATTAAACTTTTTTATAATTTACTAATGCTTGTTTTGCTGATAATTTAGAGTATGTGTTGATACTTATAATTTCATCTAATTGTACTTTGGTTACACCTGTCATAATTAAGTCATTAACATCTTTAAGTTGTATCTCACTAGGCCAAATAAAAATGTTATATCCTTGTTCAATAATCTTTTCCATTCTATTAATGATTTCTTTATTACGAGGTTCGTTGTCAAATATATATGTGACCTTATCTTTTGAGATTTTACTATCTAAAGATAAATCTGCCCCACCAGCAGCTAAACAATTATCTAAAAATAAACTATCAATAGGTCCTTCTACAACAAATATATGTTTTGCAAAATTTATTCTTTCAAGTCCAAATACTTTTTGTTTATTTTCATCTAACTTAATGGTTACATATTTTGGTACTTCTTTTCCAAAGGCACGACCTTGATAAGCAAACACCTTACCTTGTTCATCATAGAAAGGAATAATCAATCTAGGATGGTCGTACTTCGGTTTATTATATTTTCTTGGAGCAATCTTATGTGCCCATTCATAAAATTTGTCGCATAAAAATAACTTATCAAAATACTTCTCTGGAATAAGTCTTTCTACAACAACTTTTCTTGCTGGGTGTTGAGCGTCTAACTCAGCAATACTTTTCAGTTCACTAATATGGTCATCTTTTATATCAGGTTTAAAATCAAATTTAAACTCTGGTTTAGGTGTCGCTGGGGACGCCGTTTTATATCTTTCTAATAGATATGTTTCATAGACTTTTGGGTCTATAAATTTTAAAAAATTTGCAAGGTTTTGACCAACACCACAATTATGGCATTTGAAAAACATATCGTTTTTCTTACGATAGAAATAACCTCTACTTTTTAGTTTTGACTTCTGACTATCCCCACAATGAGGACATCTGAAATTGAATAGATAGTCACCTTTTTTCTTAAATTGGCCTAATCTTACCGAAATCTCATTTATGAATTTTAAATCAATATAACTGGACATAGCAATCTCATAATTATTATTATTACTCATATTACACTAATACGAGCTATTTGTCAAGCACCTCTAAAAAAGGTATTTGGGGAAAAAAATGCCAAGGTAAATTCGCCCTTTAAAAAGGTAGAAAACCTATTGGACTTTCATAAGTTCAATTACTAGAGGAAAATTCCTAGCTAATATAAACCCTATTACTATTGACCCACCTATAATCAACCACTTCCATTTCTCTAGTACATTTACCCTATCTCCAAGTGTATTTTTGATAGACTTAATCTCGTTCATAATACGCTTTTCAGTAAGGTCCATATTCTCTTTTAGAGACGCATATCTTGTTTCTGTCTCTACTTGTCTTTCCTTTAATTTAGAAAAGATAATTTCATCTAATTTTTCTGCTTGTGATAGTTTTTCTTCGTGTACTGCTAGCATAGACTTAATACTTGAAGATATACCTGTTAACTTCTCAATCGCTGTATCTAGTCTTTTATGCACCATTGAGTTTTGTTCTAGTTCTGTTCTCAGCACCTCAATACTTGTCCTGTTGTCTGCGACTTCTCTCTCTAAAGAAGTTAGTGATTTTTCTGCCATTTATTTATCCCTAATCTGTCTGTATTATTGTTATATTATTTTGGGTAGAGGAATTTCCCACATCAAGGTGTTGTGCTTCTTTATCTTGTAAAATTTGAATATCTGCCTCATTACTCGTTTCAGTTTTTACATAAGCTCTATGATTATCGTTATATCTATTTATAATTGTGTAGTCACCACTAGTAGAAGCAGTAGCGTCAAAATCATTATTTAATGTTGATACTCTTCCTGTGGAAGTAGCACTTGAAGTCGCACCTGTAACCCCATCCGTTGTAGTTAAAGTTTGGGTTACATCTCCAGTAGTATAGTTTAAAGTTTCACCACTAGCAGTTACCTGTGTTTCTGCACCAGTATTATCAACCCATTCAGTACCACAACTAGAATTAGCATTGTCCCAATAGTATCCATATTTTAAACACTCGTCTTCATTATAACTAGCTAATAATATTTCTAGTTCTGCGTCTATATCATAGTCATCTTCGTAAGCATATTCATCTTCCCAACTAGATTGGTCATCTTCATTATTGTAATCGTAACCTGTGTACCACCAATCGTATAATGCGTCCCAATATGTATCCCAATCTGACCATTCCCAATCAGTTATGTAAGTCTTTTTTAAATCTTTCATTTTCCAAGGTTTAGGTTGGTCAGCACACATCTTATAGTTTGGCCAACTTCCACACCAACCATATAATTTACCAAATATCTTTTTAGCTTCTTTAGTCCAACTATCATTGGTTACTTTTAAAGTCCAGTCATCTTTATACCAATCGTTTAAGTAATCAACATAGTCTTGGTTACACCAATAGTCTTCGTAACCATTGTACTCACAATAGTTTTGTACCGTTAATGTAGGAGGACCTCCATTAGCAATGTATTCAGAATTGCTATAGTAAGCGTCATCTAAAGCAAAATCTTCCCAAGTATATCCTTCAACTACTTCTGCTTCTGTTTCTTCTTTAGTTTCTTCAACTACATCTTCCTCAACTACTTCTACATTCCAAGAAGCAAGACCATAGTCAGATAAAATTTCGTTATATGCCTCATCATAAGCATCCCAATCAACTTCATCCCAATTTATATCATCCCAATTAACACTATCCCAACTACAATCTGAACAACCTATTGCGTCAAAATATGCTTGGTCCATTTCAGCATACATTTGTTTAGCGTCATCCCAATCCATAGTCTTTTCACCTTCAGCATCCCATACAGAAATCTGGTTATCTTCATCTATATAACCCCACTCTTTTAAATCATCTTCCCATTCATCATAGTAAGATGTATCTACTTCTGATTCTACAACTGCTGTATCTAAACCTTTTTCTTCTATTGATTGTGTTTCAATTATTGCGTCACCTTCACTAACAGACATATCTGTTTGAACAATTGTGTCATTGTTCTCTACTACATTTACTTCTTCATTTATTATCGCCTCTTCCATTGCTTGTGCTTTTTCAACTTTAGTATCCATATCACCAAAAGATTTCTCAACATCTTCTTTTATATCTTCTTCAAATTTATCTAACTCAATAATGTTTTGTTTATTAGTTTCTATTTTAGGAGGTGTAGGTGCTAAATCATTATTATAAACGGTTACGGAATTAAATGCGTTTGTAATTGTTTGAGAACCTGCGTCATTAGATACGGTTAACATACCTACTGAACCATCACTATCAGGCAACAAAGTAATTGTTGCTTTACCTGAAGTATCAACGGTACCTGAAAACGCTGTACCTTGTACCGTAATCGTAGCGTTACCAGCATTAATATTAACTTCACCACCTAATTCTGATACACTTCCAGATTCATATGTAAATGAACCTACATTAACCGATATGTTCATTGCTAATTCTATTGGCACAACAGAAGTATCAAAAGCAAACTCATCAATAATTAATTCTGTATTTGGTCCCATTGTAAATTTAGTTTTATCAACATATGATATTATCATACCACCATCTTCACCTGTTTGAAGAAAGTCGTTCATCTGTAATTCATAACCAGTAGAAGTGTTTTCAGTTGAACCGTCCCTTTCGTTCCAAGTCGTACCCATTGAACCTATGACTTCGCCAACTTTTGGACCTGTTATTTGAGCTATTGCACTAGTACAGAAAAGTACCAGGAAAGATACTATGAGAAATAGTTTTTGCATTTAACACCCGCTATTGTTTAGCTGAACGGTTGTATCTGCTGTCTGATTGTTTCTATTGAAAGAGTATGTACAATTATCTGAACCATCTTGGTCAACAAGTAAAGTGTAATCGTAAATTGAATCACCACTTACGGTTAAGTTTGCTTCGTTTGAACCACCTGTTTGTTTTAATTCTACTACTGCATTTGAAGTATAGATATAAACATATGCCTTATTGTTTCCACCACTTCCATAATATCTATAAACATTTGAGTTACCACTTGTAACCGTTTTCATATAATTATTATCGCCGTATTGAATCATCCTTATGTGAGAACCTACAGCGTCTGGATGAACATCTAATACATTTGAATCACCTATGACATCGTGTACTTGATAATTACTAGCACCCCAACTTGCCATATGAACCGTATTGGAGCTACCAATTATATAAACATCAATTGTAGCACCTTCGTCACCACTTGTATCTGCAAATTGTCCGTGTGATTCTACATTTGGACCAATCATAACATTTGCTTTACTTGAACCAACCATACCTGTTGAGTTAGTTGCACCATAAAACTCTACATCATTTGAATCACCTGACATAAGAACATATAAGAAGTGTGAGTCACCTCTTAAATATGCCCAAAAATCATTTGAGTCACCTTTAATATCTAAATCTATGTGAGTATCTTGTATATCATCACTTGTATGTGAATCTAACTCTACTATGTTTGAGTTACCTGTAATATCTATATCGTAATAGTGTCCATCTGCGCCTGTGTCATCTAAATCAAGTCTTAATACATTTGAATCGCCTGTTGCAATGTAATCAAAGGTCATATTAGACCCATAAAAAGTGTCGTGGTTGGTATCTACAGCAACATTATTATCGCCTAATTGTTTTATGATAAGTGTTAAGTTAGGACCATTAATTATAAAATTTGCTGAGGAAGAACCAAACTTATTGCCTGAACCATCTTGTTTTATATAGACGGATCCTGCACTAGTTTGATTGTCTTGCTGAATATAAACAGAATTGCCAGCGAAACTATTAGTTAGTGTCGCTAGAAGAATCACTATTGCCATTACTATCTTTTTCATCTGACTTGTTCTCCTGTTCTGTATGTTTGTCTACTTCGTCCCAATCTTTTTCATCTACGAGTTTTGTACACTCTTCTGATACTTTACCAGAAGCATTAGCGTTTTTCTCGCATTCCATTTTAATTTTTATATCTCTTTTTCTTGCTTCTTTTTCTTCTTCTTTTTGTTTAAGATAGTCTTCGTATGTTTTCTCAACTTTTTCTTCACCTATCTCTACGGTAATTGGTGTTCCGTCATACTTATCTAAAGCGTGACCATCTTCTACATAATCTTTAATTTCTGGCACTATTGTTTCATCAATTTCCCATAAACCTTTTTTAGCACCTTCATTAATTAAATCTACTACACCTTTTTCTATTGCTTTTCTTACTGCATAGGTAACTGGTTCGTTTCTTGCCACTCCCATTTCAATCTCTACTAACATTGTATCTGTATCTAGGTATTTAAATACATCTGCACCTGTTTCGCCTGAAAGTATAGTCTTTTCAACGGTTGTAGTTATTACTACTTCACCACTTTGTACATTAACTAATCTTAATATAATAGTAACCACATCTTGTCTGTATTGTTTGTGTGCTTGAATACCTAATATTCTTGCACCAACACCACCAGATTTAGTATCACTATCATATCCTACTATACCACCTGTGATATATGCACCTGCGAATAGTAATGGTGGTAAAGGTTCTGCACCTTCACCATTTACTTGTTGTCTTGTAGACCTTATTAATTTTCTCTCTTGTAATAGACTTGGTAGACTTGCTCTTTCAACAACTCTAAACCATTTGCCATCACCTGCGTCTTGTAATGCTTTAATTAATAATTGATATGACCCTTGCGTTACCGCTGTACTCATTGACGCAAAAGAACCACCTGGTTTCTTTTGTCCTGTCATATCTAAAAAATCATACACAGCAATTACTACTGGTTCACCTTTTGGCGAATTAATTTCTGTCAATCCTTTATATGATACCGTTTGAGTTCTTACATCAAAATCTGATTTTGTACTCGCACAACTACCCAAAAAGAGTGTAAGCAATAACAAAGATATAATTCTTAACATATTTTTTCCTACGAGTTATCTTCTTTAGGTAAAGTCTATTATCTATG